CTTTTGCGTCGTCTGCATCATCAACAAAGCAGCATTCTATTAGTGCTGCAGGTGCTTTTGTACTGTTAAGCACTCTCAACCCTTTGTCTATTTTTACACCTGGACACGGTGATGTGCTGTCACTTCGTAGAGTATATCCAAATTCTTCTGCAATGCTTTTGGCAATTCGTTCCGCAATTTCTCTCATTCCAGTATCGTATATAATAACTTCGACGCCTCCCGTTTTTGTATCGCCGTGGTAATCATTCCTGCCGGAATTAAGATGGATGGAATAATCTCCATCTACGCTATGAGCATTGCATTTCGCAATAATTTTATTTAAACAACCAGTTTTCGTTGTATTTTCGTCGCAGGTGCAGTCGTAGACTGTATTCCCCTCTGCTCTTAACAGACGGATTACTTCGTTTTTTACGATTCTATCTTCCACAGATTCCTGTAAGATTCCTACCGCTCCACTTGCTCCTTTTCCCTGTGGACAATGCCCAGCGTGTACGTTATATGTTCCCATAATAAAATCCCCTTTCTTTCCGCAAAAAAAGAGAGCCCATCCCAAAGCTCTCAAAAATTATTTTTCCCGATACTGTAACAATTGCATTAGATATGTCCCTTCCAAATTTGTTTCATCTTTATCTAGTTTTCTTTTCCCAAATGGTACGAAATTATTCTTTTCATAAAATTGTATCAACTTTTCTTTCTCTTCACATTCCAAGTAAAAAAATTTTCCGCCAATTTCACGCTGTATATTTCGTATCCGATCAATCGACATTTGAAGAATCTCACTGCCTGAAATTAAAGTATCATTTCCCTTATCAAAATTCTTTCCGAGCTGAGCAATAAGTGGCGCTGATATAATATACTCTCCTGTTGAAACGTCATATGTACCGTGTTGTCTCACTCTTGAAAATAATTTATTACTCAACTGTTTTTTATTTACCGAAAAATGCTTCATGGCTATTGTGTAATATCCTATAAACTCTTTTTCAGCTCCTTCTTGCCAATATATCAGATAAGTTTGAGCAAATCCTCTCTTAGAAAATTCAATCGCTTTTGTTCTGCAAAAATCTTGTACATCTTCATTTAAAGGACAAACAAAAGAGGAGAGTATCTTTTTTGTTCTCTCCTCTCCCAATTGTTCCAGTATACTACTCAAATTAAACTGCTTAAACTCTGACATCTTTCTACATATCAAAGAACTCTTTGATTTTATCTCCTGTAATTTCTGTACATTTTCTCGTATATTCCACATCTTCTTTCGGGGCATTTTTCGATTTTTCAAATGCTTCTATGAAATCGCGGGCAGTTTTATTATCTCTTATATTGATTGTCTTTAAGATACTTTTTGTTGCCATGACAATCCCACTCCCTTCTTTTGAATAAATGTTGTTATTATTTTTCTTATATTATAACAAATACATACCTCATTTTTCAACTAAAAGATGGAAATAAACACATTTTCTTTACATATTGATGATTTCCTTTTGCAAAATTCAAATTTTTATCGCTTTATACTTGAATTATTTAGGTTCTGTATATGTAAGTGCCTGTGTGCTGTCTTTCATCCCTCTTGTTGTATGATCAGTTACAACACCTAAGATTACAAGCACTGTAAATACTGCATTTACAACCACAATCAACCTATTCCCAAGTTCGTTTAAATCTAATGTGTACCCAAATACTGCTGCTACTGCTTGTACTAATAGCAGTACCGCCGGAATAATTGCAAGCCAAAACTGCTTGTTTTTTAATCGTACTTCCCAGTTAATCTTTCTTGTCATTTTTCATTTCCTCCTAAAAAATCATTGAAATTAAATAGCCAGCTAACGCCGAGATAATTGTCGTAATTACCAATTCCCAACGCTGTGCCGGCTTTCTTTTTAATTCTGCTACGTCTTCATTCAATCTTTCGATTGCTTTGTTTGTGTGATGCATCTCTTTCGTAAGACCAACCATCTCATTTGCGAGTTGGTATACCGAATCCACAATCTTTTCCACATCATTCATTCGATGTTTTAAAGACCCGATTTCATTCCTATGATCCGCAAGAGTTACTTCTACTTCTGTTTCATTCATATTTCCCTCCAAATATTTATTGCAAAATAAAAAGACCATTATGGTCCTGCTCTGATCTCCATGCCATTCAACTCCATTATTGACCTATCATCTTTTGCACTGCCTCTTTCCATCTTTTTGGTACATCCTCAATTGTGATCGTTCCATCTTTTATTTTCATAACATAAAACAACACCATTATGCTTCACCTCCTATCATCCCTGCCATCTCCATAATTGCTCCATCCTGTACGCTTTGTACTTTCTCAAGGGCATCTAGTCTCTTTTCTTCCTCTGTTTTTTCACGGATTGCGAATGTTGCCTCCACTTTTTCATTCACAACATTAACCTGAAATAATGGATATTCTAATCTCATGTCGGTGTAATTTCCAGTTATATTTTCCTCTGACTTAAATTGTACTGCATCCAGATTTCCCTCTTTTAAAATAGCAGATGCAATCGGGTCTAAATCTTTAAATTGCTCTACGACAGCCGTAATAGCATTAAGGCTTGCTCCTTCTTTAATTGTAATCTCTGTTTTGTCTGTTAAAATCATTTTATCCATACTGTTTTAGTCTCCTTTTCCTTTTATTTCTACTTCCACTTACCTGCTACGTATACATCAATGCATGTAGTCTTTTGCTTATCTGATCCAAGTTGAACAATATATCCATCAATAGCCTGTTTACTCACACTTACGGATGGGCGCGCCGCCCAAACTATACCGTTATTCATCGCACTTGTTTGGATATTTAACACTTCTGTTGCTGTTATTCCAAATGCTAAATTCGTATATTTTGCGTGATATAATCCTGTTGTTCCAATCTGAACGAATGAAAAGTCTTGATTCTTAATAGTTACCTTCCCAAATGATTCAAAAAAACCATTTTCATATTTCTTTATGTATCCATTTGTAAATTTAACCATTTCAAAATTTGTTTTGCTCTTTAGCTCACTAATTTTCTCGTCCAACGCCTTCCCCTGCCTTGCATCTAGTGCATACCCTGCAACTGTAGTAGTCAGGTTGCTTATCACCTTCGATGTATCCAATTTTTGTGCTAATGCGTCTTTAATTGGTTTCACACCATTTTTATAAAACCGATTCAGAAGGTTTGTTGTGATTACCTTCATATATCCTCACCTCCCCTCTACGCAAATGTTCCTGCGATTATTTTATCAATATCGGATTCTGTTGCTTCTTCTACAGTTGTCCCTGTTGGCGGTGACTGCCACGTTCCATCACCCCTCAAAAACTTATCCTGTGACCCTACTCCCGGTGCTGGCACTAGCCCTGCCTTTCCTGCTACAGATTGTGTTGCCCCAGTCATATTGGAGTATGTTGTATTGTTATCATTTCCCCATACTGCGGTACCATCAGCAGACCACTTTAAAAACTGCCCAGCAGATCCACCTGCCGGAATATGCTTATTCCCGGACGTTGTTGGATGCGTATAAGCATTTGCACCTGACGCGATTCCTGCTAGTTTTTGTTTTTCTGCTGCGGTGTAGTCATTCGACGACAGCCCTTTCCCACTTTCTTTCTTTACAAACTTCTCTGTGATTTTTCCCGAAAACTTCGTTGCAAACGAAGTTAAGTTTTCTAATGTTATGTATTTCATTTTTTCCTTACCTCCTTAAATAACTGGTCAATGATATCCTGTATTTCCTGTTCCGTAGCATCCATTTCTTCCTCACTTTCCGTATAGGTTCCTCCTATGATCGCATCGATGTCTTCTTTCGTACCTGTTTCAAAAATGCTGCCCTGCTCATCTTCATCCACATAAGTCCCCTCAATGATCCTGTCAATATCCACATCTGTTGCCACATGATACAGGTCTTTTAAGAGTTGCTGGATCTCCAATAACAATTTTCCGTTTTCTGTGGAATCAAGTATATCCTTGATATTCTTAAATTCCTCGGTAATTTTCTGTATTGCAGCCTGCACAGCTGTTACGGCTTCTGAAGTCTTTGCCTTTGCATCGTCTCCTTGGGTCTTCGCATAGCTCCCCTGCTCCTTTGCATAGTCTCCCTGTACCTTCGCATATTCTCCCTGCTCAACTGTATGATCCAGCTTTTTCATTGCCTCAATGCAGACTAGTTCGGCAATGTCTGCATAAGTCCTTCGGACATCCTCCCCATAATATGCTTGGCGAAATTCCTGTATCAGTCCTCTTATCTTCTCTTCCAATGTCATCTCATTTCTGTGCCTCCTTCCGGTTTTTCTAACTTATCCAGCCGTTCCAAAACTTTTGCCAACCTATTTTCAATATCAGCTATACTTTCTCTCAAAACTCCCGTATCCTCTTCAAATTGCGTAAGTTTGCCTTTTATCTCATCTATATCTGTTTTTGTCTCCCCAGTCCCTAATTCGATTGTCTGGACTTTTTCATCCACCTTTTTCAGATAGCTGTCTGTACTTTCCACCTTTTGCGAGAGTTCTTTTATGCCACCTTTAATCACTTCAACAGATTCATTTTTACTCGCTTGCCCCTCTACCTGCCTCTGTAATGCTGCCTGTTTTTCTGTTAATGCAGTTACACTGTCTCCAAGATTGATCTTGTCCTTTGACGGATCTAAAATGTCATACTCCCTTTTCGATACAAGCATATATTTATCAAGTCCGTGCGGTTTCGATACGGTATGAACTATGTCTCCAAGCTTTATCCGGTCAATATCCACATCTGCAAGGTGCAGATCTATTGCAGTCAGCTCTATGGTTGCGGTCAGGTTCCTTGCATTCTTTAAAAATTCCTCTCCTTTTGTTTTCAGATTCGCCGGTACTGTCACATCCTCAAACACTTCTGTCCGCGTGATTCTTCCATAGAGCGTAATTGCTTCTTTGTCCTCAATATAATCTTTTCCATTGTTTACCGACGCAATGGTAAGTCTCCCTCCACCCTGCTCTTCGTCCAAAGATTTGCCAAGCGGAATAAGTACCGTTGCAATCTCTGCCGCGCTTATATACTCCGTCAAATCCAGTATGTTTTCTCCAAACCGGATTGTCTGTAGGGATGTGCGGTCATAGCTTTCTAAGTAGTCCAGATACCGGATACCTTTTTGCTTGCGGATACGCAAATATCCACCATTGCTGGCAACCAGCTTGTCGAGAATCGTATTTAAAGTATCCGTATACTGATTATCTTCCCTTGCATCGTAATTCATCGTTTTTTTCTCTACGATTCCAAGAGTAAACTGTTTCTCCTCCTCCACTTGGCTGTTGTGCTGGGTAATTTTATCCTGTAGATAACTTTCTGGGGTCAGGTCATGGTATTCCTTCGGACGCTGGATACTATCTAGCATATAGGCAAGCGTTCCTTCGCACGTATTCGCCACACATCCGTACATGTCCGTCTCAGAATCCGTAACCCTTCCCTCAAATAAGGATTCTTCGCCCTCGAATACTTCTATCTTGGAAATCATCTTCCCTATCTTTCCCACCATCGGATGCGGGGGCGGA